GTGCAGGCCGCGTTTGTAAGCGCCGAAACATGCGATCACGAGGATCACGGCGGCGATGGCGATACGGTTACCGAGTGGCAGCATTGTCTGGTTCCCCCATGCACAGGCGGTATTCTGCGCGGCGGCGATTTACCAACCCCGGCAGTTCGCGGCCACCGGCCTTCGTCCACCTGAGCAGCTCGGCGCACGCCCCGGCGTAATCTGGCGGGTTCTGTTTCAGTTTTTTGACGAGCGTTGATTTGCACGCCGCCGTCGTGCCCACGTTGTAGGCCCAGCTGACGTATGCATCCCACTCGTGTTTGTAGAGCGGCACGTCGCCAATGCAGGCTGCGAGCTCGAGCGCGTGCTGGTCGGCGTCACGTGCGAGCATGACCACGGCGCGCTGCGGGGTGACGGTATCGCCCGGTCGCACCGGTGTTCCGTCCGGTTTGCGGGTGCTGCCAAACCCCACCGTCTGCACCCCTACACCGTCGTCATAGGCGCGACTGGAGTATCCCTCGAACTGGGCGATCAACGCCACGGCGGCGGCGGTGGCGCCGATCGAGGCGATCATCATGCGGTTTTTGCCGGCCATCAGAACAGCCCCAGTTTTCCAGCGGCGAACATGGCCGCGGCACTGGCGGCGGCCCAGACGGCGTTTTTGACCCACTCGGCGGTTTGCGCCTGCATGGGCTCGGAAATCTCGAGCGCGCGTAGCCGTTCGTCGAACCTTTTGTGCTCTGCCGCCATGCGCTCGATGGCAGTGGATGTTGCCTGCTGGCGTTCCTCGATCACCGCCAATTTGTTGAGGGCCGTCGCCACCTCGCGCAGCGTGACGCGGGTCTCGTCCTGGGTTTTCTCCATCCGGTCGAGCCGTACCATCACGGCATTGCACCAACCGTTATTGAGGCACTCGTCGGCCATCATTCACCTCCGTGGTCCAGTGCGTCGGCCGTGCTGGACCACAGGGCGGCGGCGCGGGTTTTGGTTTCCTCGTCGTGGGCGTGTTTGGCGCACCACGCGGCGAATGCGAGCGAGTTGAGGAGCGCCGCCACCATTGCGCGCACAGCGTCTGCGTCATCGATGGTGGTTCGCCCGGTAGCGATGCGGTTGATGAGTTCGATCATGCAGGCCAAGCGATTATTTTTGAGTTTGCCATTGGCGTAATTTTCCTAAAGTTCGATGCGAATTTCCTGCGACGATTCGTCCGCTCTAATGCGCAGTGTCAGATCGAGCGTGACGTGTCCGGGCGACGGCATGGCTGCGGCGACGCGCAGCACGCGCACGCGCGGTTCCCATCTGGTGATGGCCTGCGCGACGTTGAAATATAGATCGGCCAGCCACTGGGCATTGACCGGTCGGTCGATGAGGTCGCGGATGCGGCTACCGTACTCCGGGCGCATGATGCGCTCGCCTGGGTAGGTGGTGAGGATGTCGATGATCGATTGGCGCAGGTGCTCGACTCCGTCAATGGCGCGGCCATTGCTCGCGCCAAGCCCGCGCCAGCGCCTGAGAATGGCGAGATTCGGTGCGCGGCGCGGCAGAATGTCGATGAGGGTGGCGTCGGTCATTCGACCTCCTCGAGGATGCTGTCAGTGAGGTCATTGCTGGCGCGCCCGCCTGCCGACGGCGGGACGCATTCGATGCGTGTTTTGAGGCCGCTGGCATCCAGCGTATGCTCGGCGCGTTCGATGACCCATTGCCCGCCGATCGGCTCAGACAGTCCAGTAACCAGTACATGATGCCCCGCCAGCAATCGCGTGTCGCCTGGCAGTTCCAACGTGAGGCTGCCGCTGGCGCGGCGCAGCTGGCGCAGGCGGGCTGTTGCCAGATCGAGCGCAGATTGCTCGTCGCGGGCATCGTGCCGCAGGTCGAGCGTTGGGCCGTCCGATTCGCCGTCGCTCACCTCGACCGGCACGCGCCGGCCAGTATCGTGGTCGTAGTGCCAAGAACGTACCTTGCCGTAGCGGCTGCGGGCGTTGGTGGTGTAGTCGTAGCGAGTGATCTGGCGCGCATCGATGCGGCGGATGGCTGGCTGCCATTCTGATGCCTCACGAGCCGGTGGCAGATTCCCGGCGTGCGGCCGTAGGATCAGGCGATTTCCATCCAGCCGAGCCACCCAGTCGCGTTCGCGACCAAGACGCGTGAGCAACGCCATGTCGGATTCGGCCTGCTGGTCGATATGGCCGAGCAGGATGCGCTCTGCGTCTGGGTGGATTTGTGCAGTAAATCCGTTGCGCTGGGCAATACGGCGAGCGAGATCAGCGAGCGTTCGATCATCGCCGTCGTCAATCAGTGGAGCTTTCAACGCGCTGGTCATGTCTGCGCCCTTGGCGGTGAAACTGATGGATAGCGGTGGACCTGACAGCCGAACCTCATCGACCACGAAATCCCCTATAACGGGAATCGGCGTGCGTTCTAGATAGCCCATCATCAGCCTAAGGCGATCGCCAATAGCCGGTAGCTGCACGAATTGCCCGCGGTCGTCGAGCTCGACCTCCAGGGTGTCGCTTGACACGCCCTCGGCGTCGGTGACGGTGATGCGCGTGGTGCGGTCGATGAGCGTGCTGGTGAGGTCGCCGCCGCCCGCATCGAACAGATAGAATACCGGCCTCATCAGAAAATCCTTGGCGCGGGCGCGGTGCGCGTGGGCAATTGCGGCATGATGATGACCGTGCGCGCCGGTATGACGGCCGGATCGCGTGCGGACAGGCCAGGATTGGCCTCCAACACGCGCTCGACCACACGGCCATCGAGTGTGCCGTACCATTGATGGCAGATGAGGTCGAGGCGCTCGCCGTCTCGCATGGTGGTGTACGTAGCGCTCATGCGGCATCCCTCGCATAGGCGGCCAGAGTGAGCCGGAATCTCTGTTCCAGCGGTGCGCCAGATTGGCCTATGGTGGGCTGCTCTTCTTCGATGCCAGTGATGACCCACTCGCCCAGCACGTCGCCGTAGCCGGTAACCAGCAGCAGCGGACGCGCGATGCTGCCGTCTCGCAGCGCAGCGTCGGCCATCTCGCGCATGGCGGCAATCTGCCCCAGTCCGCCGCGGTAGGCTGGCAGGATCACGCCGTCCATGGTGATTTCGTCATTGCCTCTTCCGGTGAACTGTCGCGCCGGGTCGTTCCATAGTCGATCCTGCGCCGGCCAGCGCCACTCGGTACGGCGCGAGAGCGACTGGTAGGCGGCGGTGTCAACGGCGAAGCGAAACATTTGCGCGCCGTCGCCCAGCGTCATGAGCACATCCATCAGGCCATTCCTCCATCAATGAGCGCGGCGCGGCGGGCGAGCTGCTCGCGGCGGCTAGCCTCGGCCAGTGCCCGCTCGACCTCGCGGCGCACGGCGGCGGCCACGTCCTGCGCGGTCTCTGCGCTGGCCGGGCCGTTGAGGTTAACGGTGATGTGGATCGGCGCTGCAGCCATGCCGGCGGCAGGTGCCGCACGAGAGGCCGACTGCGGCAGGCGGATCGGATCGGCCGCTAGCACCTGAGGTTGCGGGATACGGATTGGATCGGCCGCTAGCACGGGAGGCTGCGGGATACGGATTGGATCGGCCGCTAGCACGGGAGGCTGCGGCAGACCGCCACCAGACATCGCAACCGCGCCGGCCGCCAGCGGCGCTGCCATCGCGCCGGCCACCGCGCCCATGGCGGCCAGCGGCAGCCCTGCAGTGCGCTCGATGCCCTGAGATAGGCCATCCATGAGGTGTCCGCCGATCTCGGCGAACACGCGCGATGGGGAGCGGATGCCGAGCTTCTCTTTGAACCAGCCAGCGATGCTGCTGCCAATGTTGCTCACACCCTCCTTCAGCGCCGACCAGCGTTCGCGCAGGCCAGCGAGCAGCCCGTCGATGATCTGGCGGCCGATCGCCATCATTTGCTCGGGCAGGGCGCGCAGAGCGTCGACCAAGGCAGACGCAGCGGACTGGATGGTGCTCCAGTGCTGGATGATCTGGCCGACTGGCGTCATGTTCAGGAACGCCCACTTCAGGGCATCGGCCACGGTCTGGCCGGCGGATTGGAGCCATTGCCACGTGGCGGCCAGAGCCGCCTTGACCGTATCCCAGTTGCGCCAAATGAGATAGGCCGCACCGGCGATGGCAGTGATCGCCAATCCAATGGGGTTCATCAGTAGCGCGCGCCCAAGCCAGAGTATGGCGCGCCCGGCAGCAAGCAGCGCGGTTTTGAGTGCTCCCCCGATGGCCGCTGCGGCAGCACTGGCGTGGAATGCCAGCGCCCGCAATGGCGCGCCGGAGTTGGCGATTTCAAATGCCACCTTGGCGGCGGTGGTGGCTGCGAATGCCAGGCGGAGCCTGCCCAGCACGGCGATGAGCGTACCTATGCCGCCGACCACTGCCGACACCCCTGAGAGCGTGACTGATAGCGCACCGAACACAGCGGCCGCTGCGCCAAGCGCCACCAGGCCGGTTGCGAGACGGCCGGCCAGCTCCTCGTTCTGGCTCATCCATCCGACGAGAGACGAGAGTTTGTCGATCAGCGCGTCGAGCCACGGCATGGGGGTCGTTTCGAGCTGAATGCGAAAACGTTTCCATCGCTCGGCGGTGGTGCCCATCATGCGGTCGAAGTTGCCCTCGATCACACCGTTGGCGCTGTCAATCTCGGCGACGAGCTTTTTGTAATCGTCGGTGTAGAGCAACATCGGCTTGATGAAATTCTGGACCTGCATGTCGCCGAAGAGCTCGCCGAGCTTGAATTCGTCCCCGCCGGTGGCCTTTTGTATGGCCTTGAGCGTGACAAGGAACGGGTCCAAACCCTTCTCGCGCGCGGTCTTGAGCAGGCGCGGCAGGTCGATGCCAAATTTGGCGAAATTCCTCTGTACCTCTGGCGCGGCTAATTTGGCAAGAAAATTCTGCAGATTGTTCGCCGCCTCGCTTGCATCGCCAGCGCCGCGGCGTGCAATCTGTAGCGCTGCCCCCAGGCGTGAGACATTCTCGAGCCCGGTGAGCCGGAGAGAGCCCATTGAAGCGCCCAGCTTGGCAAACTCGCGCGCCATGTCCTTGAGCTCGAACTGGCCGGACTGCCCAGCCACGGTCAGGCGCTCGAAAGCGGCCTGCATCTGTTCCGCCGGCACGCGCAGGTTGCTGGACAGGGCGTAGGCGGTTTGCGCAAGATCGCCCATGGTGGCCTGCGTGGCCGTGGCCACTTTGCCCAGAACGGGTGTGATGTCCATCGCCGTGCGCCATTCCAGACCGGCGGCGATGAGCTGCTCGTTGGCAGTGAGCAGGTCGCCGGTGAACTGGTTGGTGGCCCGTGCCGCCTGTTTGAGCCGATCATACAGCGCCTTGAGGTCATCGTTGGACATGTTCGCTGTGTTGCCAAGCGCGGCGAGCCGGTGTTCCACGTCCAGCGCATTACGGGCGTAGGTTTCGAGCCCAAACCCGGTCGCCAGTTGTCCGGCCGCGGCGGCCTGCGCCGACATCGTTGCCACGCGTCGTGCGGCGCTGGCAACGCCGCCCAGCGCAATGCTCATCTTTTGCGCGACGCCGTTTGCCTCTTTTATCCGCGCCGCCAGCGCCGCCACCCCGCTTTGCGCCGCACGAAGCGGCGCGCTGAGCTGGTCTTTGAGTGTTAGGATAGCGGCAATCGACAG